CAGGACGGGCCGCCAGGGCGCGATCGACGAGGGGGGCGCTACCTACCCCGCGGGTCGAGGCTTCGGCGGCTCCTGCGCCCTGATTTCCGGTCTTCTTCTTCATTTCCTTTTTTCTTTCTAAAAAAACAATGTGTTTGTCACGCATGCGCGCGAGTGTGTGACAGCGTGACGCCAGCATTCATGCGGGTTGTCACGCTGTCACGCTGTCACGCACCTCGCGCCCCTGCATGCACACACACACATACACGCACACCCCTGCGCATTGGAACCATGCGTGACAGCGTGACAGCGTGACAACCCGCGCCGTTGCTCACTTTTTTTGTCACGCATATGTGCGACAGCGTGACAACCCGCATGAATGCTCGACTCAGTCATCGCGACCCCTTCCGGCCTGGTCTTCTTCACTCACGGGGGAACGGGACCAGCCGCCGGCGGTGTACTTGCGCAGGGCCTTGTCGAAGGCCTCGACCGCCTCGCTCGCAAAAGCGCCCTCTTTGACGCCCGCCGGGATTTCACAGACCAGGAACATGCGGTGACCCTTGCGCGAGCCCGCCTCGGTGACCTGCATCGACTTCGTCTTCACCGGCTTGCCCTGGCTTTCTGCGAAGCGCGTCAGCATCCGGGTAAACAGGTTTTGCTGCACCGGGAAGCGATCGCCGATCCGCTGCGCATACTTCTGGTAGGCCTGGTAAGCCTGGTCGGACGAGCACGAGTGATAGGGCAAGTCGATAAGGCCGTCGTGCCAGTCTTGCCAGAAGCGCTCGGGAGACTTGCGGTTGATGTCAATGAGGTCGGCCTTCGCCTTCGTCATCGGTGCCGGCGCGTAAGCGTTGAATCCGTCGATCGGGTAATCGAGAAGGTACTGATAGAAGGCCTCGGCGCCGCCGGCTTCTTTCCACTTCGCCAGGGCCGCGTAATAGCTGAAGTCCTTCGCCCGCGGCGTGTAAACGACCAGGTAGCGGCGATCGGAGTTGTCCAGGGCGAGCGGCTGCAGCTCATTCGAGAGAAACACGATATTCATGTGATTCTTCTCGGTGCGACGCGCCAGGTTCTTAGGGTTGATCTGCACCGTCGGCGACGTGATCAAGGCCTTGAGGCGGTTTTTGTTATGCACCAGCTCGGCCCGGCTGGAGACTTCGTCGCCCACGACGAACAGCTTGCCCGAGCGCCAATCGTTGAATTTGTCTTCTAGCTCGTCCTGGCCGACCAGCGCACCGTAACGGCCGTAAATGTCGATCACCAGGTCAAACAGGAAATTCTTGCCCGCGCCTTCGTCGCCATGCACGACGACGGCCGTCCGCATCTTCGCGCCGCGATTCTGCAGCGGGTAGGCGAGCCAGCACATAAGCCAATGCATGACCTCCTCGCATTCGTCCTCGTTTTCCGAGGCGCGGCTCGTGAGGAACTTGACCAGGTCGAGGATCGGCTGCACGTCGCCCTTCTTCGGCTCCAGCTCCATGCCGCCGAACAGGTTGACGCACTCCTCGCCGCATGTCTCGGTCGGGTCGAAGACGACGTCGGTCGGCATGACGGTGCGGCGCTTCTCGCTGGCCTTCCACATGCGAACCATGTCGGAGCTATGCGCGTGCGCCATGGCCCCGATCGTCATCATGAGGCGATTGACGCCGTCATAGACCTGGTCGGTGCCGTAGATGAGCGAGAAGTGCTCGACCAGGACATTGAGCTGGCCGAAGTCGATCGTCTTCTCTTTCTTCTTCGCCGGCTTCGCCCCTGTCCCCTTTTTAGGCGCAGTCGCGCCGCCCGAGGCGACAGCGGCCTCGCCGGTCTTTGCGTCGACGAGCTGCACGACGCGGTCGACGAGCTGGTCGACGCCGGCGGGATCGGCCATTGAATCCAGCACGGCCAGAGCTGCGACTTCTTCTTCGGTCAGGGCCTGGCCCTGGTCGGTGTTGTCGCGCTCAGCCATAAATGCGCTCCATCATGGCGATCGCGCCCTTGAGCTGGCGCGCGACGGCGTCGAGGCCCTGGCGAATGCGCAGGTCGTCGAAGTCGGTGTCGCCCTTCTGCCTGGTGCGATCGAAGACGGGAAAGATCAGGTCGACGCCGTCGACTTGCTTCGCGATCGCCTTCGCGGCTGTGCGGCCTGGATTGTTGAGTTGCTTCGTGTTTGGATCGCGTGTCTGCCAGTCGTCATCGGCGCACACGACGATCCTCGTGTCGGGATGCAGCGCACGCACCAGCGGCACCACATGCGCCAGGTTGCCCGAGTCGAAGGCCACATAGACCGGCATGCGCTTGTCGAGCGCCTGGCGCACCGTCAGGCCGGTCGCATAGCCCTCGACGACCAGGATCACCTGCGTGTCGTCATTCACCGCGCCGAGGCGCAGCGAACAACCCGTCTTTTGGAAGCCGTAGCTGTACTTCTTTTCGCCGTTTGGCGCGATGCGCTGCGCCGCTTGCACCGCCAGCTCGCGCGGCAGGTCGTAGCGCATCATGAGGATCACCAGCGTGCCGTCGGGCAGGTAGCGGCAGGCTTCGCCCTCCAGGCCCTTGCGCACCAGGTAGGGCGACGTGCCCGTCTTCGAGGCCTCGTGCCAGAGGTCGACGGCGCGCAGTGCGGCGACGCGCTTCGCTTCTTCTTTCTCCAGCCTGGCGCGCTCGTTCGCTGCAGCTCGTTCGCGCGCAGCTCGCTCGCGTTCGGCCTCGCTGATCGGCGCCCAATCGTGTTCGATTTTTTCGTAGGTGCCGCCGTGCTTGTAGGAGCCGAAGCCCCCCGTGATCACGGAGCCGCCAGCGCGCGGGCGGAACAGGTAGAACTTGAAAAAGGCCTTGCCGCCCTTGCCGAACGTGGTGCGCTTGCCCTCGCGAAAGTTGCGAACCTTGTCGACGTCTTTGTCGGCCAGCTCGATGCCGTGATCGCGAATTTGGTGCAGTACCTGGTCTAGGTTGTCCATGTGTCAGGCCTTCGTGTCGGCGCCGGTTGCGCCAGGAGCGCGGTCGCCGTTGTGTTGAGTCGTCATGTCGTCCTTCGTTGCGTTTATTGACAGAAGTGTCGGCAGGTCACCACGCTCGTGACCGGCCAAAAGAAAGGGCGCCAGGAGCCCGACGCCCTCGAATTGAATGCTCTACCTGGCCGAGCACCTGGCCGCCAGGCTAGGAAAGACCGGCGGTTTGCCGGGATTGGAATTCTGCCGCGGCTTGGATGTACGGCATAAACCGGCGCACCGTATCGAGCCCGGCCCGGTCGGTCGTGCCGACGCGAATCTTCCAAATGGTCGTGAACGGAACCCCCGACAGCTTCGCCAGGTGCTGTATCGCCGCATGGTGCAGCGGCTCCAATAGAGCGCTTACTTCGGAGGTCGAGGGGATTTGCGTTTTCATAAGGTCGACACTCTACCGTCGAAGACAGTGCGCAGTCAATCGCCCGCGGTAGAGCATTGGCGCCGGCGCGACTGTCGCCAATAGACGCGCGAGGTCTTGACAAATGCCGCGCACGGTATTGCAACACCTTGAAATAACTTCGACCGCGCGCGGTTGACTGCGTGTGCCGTGCGCGGTAGAGTTGTGGCACGCAATCAACGGAGCGCAAACGATGACCCTCGCCCTCAAACCCGCCACCTCGACCCGCCCGCGCCGCCTCCTGGCGCAACCCTGGAGCGATCGCACCGACGCGATCCCGCGCACGCTCACGCAGGCCTTCGGCCCCTACGCTCGCGACAGCCTGGTGATCACGGCCGAGCAAGACAAGGCCGAGCGCCGCCGCGACGGGCACCACCTGATCGTGCCCGTCTGCCTGGCCTGCCTGGTCGTGCTGGCCCTGGTGCTGTTGAGCGACGCGGCCTCGATCGCCGCCGCGGTGTCGGCATGAAGGCGTCGGGCCTGTTCTTTCTCAGCTCGCGCCCGTACATCGTTCACGCCATTTCCCCGACCGATGGCGAAGTGCGCGACTGGCTCCTGCCGCTGGTCGAGCGCACCGATCGCGGCGGCGTGCAGAAGGTCGTCGCGCACTGGCGCGGCGTCGACGCGGCGAAGTTTGTCCAGGAGCACGCCGCCACGCTCAAGGCGGGCCAGGCGATCAGCCTGGAGATTGACCGCATTCGCCCTGACACAGATTGCATACGCGCGCGTGTGCTTTCCTGCACGCTTGCGCCCGATCGCTGGCCGGCGCAATCAAAAAGTGTGTGATTTTTCATAGATCATCGCCCCGGCGCCTTCCGCGCCTGACTTCCACCTGACCCCGCAATGACTCACATGATTACCGCCACCGGCGCCGAGTACCACCTCGGCGGCCTCGCTTCTCTCCAGCCTGGAGGCCGCCCGATCAAGGTCGACGACCTGGCGCACCAGCTCGCGCTCATCAATCGCTTCCACGGTGCCACGTGCCGCCCCTACTCTGTCGCCGAGCACTCGCTTCTCGTGAGCGAGGTCGCCGAGCGCGCCGCCCTGCCGATGATCGTGCAGCTCGCCGCCCTGCTGCACGACGCCCATGAGGTCTACACGCAGGACGTCGCCACGCCCGTGAAGCGCGCCGTCGACTTCTGCTCGGGCCAGTCGGGCGGGACGTCGGCCTGGACGCAATTCGAGGCCGACCACGCGAAGACGCTGCGCCGCCACTTCGGGCTCCTGACCACGTTCGCGTCGAGCCGCTTCGCGCTGCGCCATATCGACCTCCAGGCGCTCGCAACGGAGCGGCGCGACCTCCTGCCCTTCGACCCCTATCTGCATCAGCCCTGGCCCGTGCTCGGCGATCACGAGGATGACCTCGCGAAGCGCGTGACCCCGATCGACTGGTGCCGCCTCAACACGCCCGAGCGCGAGGCGATGCGCTGGCAGGACTGGCGCCAGGCCTGGCGCGATCGCTTCGACGAGCTGCAGCACGGCCTCGGCCTGTTGAATGGCACGAGCACCGGCGTCGAGTTTGTCGGAGGGGCACACGCATGAACCCGCTCGCTACCGCCTTCGAGGCCGCCACCGGCCAGGACGAGGTCGAGGTCATCCCGACCGTCGCCGCACCGCGCACGCACCACAGTCGCGAGGTCTACACCGGCGCCGACCTGCAAATGCGATCGCACCGCCCTGGCGCGTACCAGGCCGCAACCCTGCCGAGCCTGTTCAATGGCCGCCAGCACACGCCAGGCGGTCGGCCTTCCGATGTATGGACGCCGCCGCCCTCGCCCGCCGTCCTGGCCGTGCCGGTGCCCCGTGCGACGGCGAAGCGCGTCGCCGCGTCCACGCACAGGACGCCGTCGGGCCTGGCGCCGATCGCCTCGCCGGCCCGCGTCGCTCGCTCGACCTACGAGCCGCGGCCTGGCAGCATCCCGGCCCGCCTCCTGGCCGAGCTGCCCAAGCGCGACGGGCACATGCTGTACTCCGAGATTACGAGCCGCTATGGCCTGCCGCTGTCGAGCGTCACGGCGGTGTTTAAGCTGGCCCTCACGAAGGGCGCGCTCGTGCGGCACGTCATCGACCGCCGGGCCGCCCTGGCGCTGCCGAGCTTCGTGCCCCCGCCGCCGAGCGCGTCGAAGAAAATGCGCGAGCTGGCCGAGAAGCTGCAGGCGAAGCGCGAGCGGATCGAGGCGCTGCAGTGCGAGGCCGTCGCGATCGAACAGCTCATGAGAACGATCGCGCCGCCGATGCCGGCGCGTGACTGACAAGGGCAACGGGCGCACGCCCTAAGCTGCGCCCACCGTCAAGGAGAACACCATGCAAAAGAAGCGTTGCCCCTGCTGCGAGAACACCCTCGCCGTCGACAAATTCGCGAGCAACCCGGCGAAGGCCGACGGGCTCCAAAGCTATTGCCGCACCTGTCAGTCGGCCAAGCGCGCCGCATGGGCAGAGAAGGACAAGGCCAAGCGCGCCGCCGCCGCCGCGGGCACCGCGATCGCGAAGGCCTCGAAGCCCACGCGCTTGACCGCGATCCCCGAGGCCGGCGTGAGCATCACGGTCGCGCAAGACCCGGCGAAGGCGATCACCTGGCCGAGCAAGCTGACCCCGCGGCCCGCTGACCCCGTATCCAAGGCGGCGCAGCGTCGCCCTTCCGGGGGAGGGGGGGACGAGGCCGCCGACGGCCTGGCCGTGCTTCCCCTCACCGCCATCGTCCCGTCCCGCACGAACCCCCGCAAACACTTCGACCAGCCGTTTCTCCTGGAGCTGGCCGAGAGCATTCGGCTCCAGGGCCTCGCGACGCCGATCCTGGTGCGACCGCTGCCGCCTTCGCGCCTGGCCGAGACGTTCGGCGATCGCCGCAAGGGTGACCCGCTGCCGACGCATGAAGTGATCGCCGGCGAGCAACGTCTGCGCGCGTGCGCCATGGCAGGACAGCGCACGATCCCGGCCCTGGTGCGCCACCTGGACGACGACCAGGTGCTGCAGCTCCAGCTCGTCGAAAATCTCAAGCGCCGCGACCTGCATCCCATGGAAGAAGCCGAGGGCTATGAACGTCTTCGCGACCATACGGGCATGTCGGCCGACGACCTGGCCGAGCGGATCGGCAAAGGCCGGTCCTACGTTTACAAGACGCTGAAGCTCCTCGACCTGGTCGCCGAGGCGCGCACCGCGTTCTACGAGGGCAAGCTCACGCGATCGACGGCCGAGCTGGTCGCCATGCGCGAGCCCGAGCTGCAGCGCCAGATTCTCAAAGACATAACGGCCACCGACTTTCACGGCGAGCCCATGTCCTTTCGCAAGGCGAAGGCGCACATTGACGACCGCTACATGCTGCGCCTCGATCAAGCGCCCTTCGCGATCCACGACGCGCTCCTGGTGCCCGCGGCGGGTAGCTGCCAGGCCTGCCCGAAGCGCACCGGATCGAGCCCGCAGCTTTTCGACGACGCGGCGCACGCCGACACCTGCAGCGACCCGAACTGTTTCGGCGTGAAGAAGGACGCGCATTACACGCGCATACGGATCGCGGCCGAGGCCAAAGGGCAGACCGTGATCGTCGGGCGCGAGGCGAAGGAACTCATGCCCGACAGCAACACGCTGCGCGGTTACACGAAGGTCGACGACACGCAGCTCGGCGGGAAAATGAAGACGCTGCGCAAGGTGCTCGGCGACGCCATGCCGGCCTCGACGCTGATCGAAGACCCGAAGACTCACGAGCTGATCGAGGCGCTGCCGACGGCCGTGCTCGGGAAGCTGCTCAAAGAGCAAGGGATCGAGAAAAGCGAAGCGCAGACGAGCGAGGCCGAGCGCGAGCGCGAGCTGGCCGAGCGCGTCGAGACGACCTGGCGCACGAAGGCGATCGAAGCGATCTTCGCGTCGACCGAAGCGACCGACGCGCCCGAGCTGCGCACGCCCGTGCTGCGCATGATCGCCGAGCTGCTGCTCGAAGGCCTCACGAAGGACGCGCGGCAGCATGTGTGCAAGCTGCTAAGCATCGGCACGATCGCCGATCGCGAGGGCATCCTGGCCGCGGTGCGCGAGAGCGAGCCAGGCCCGCTCGTGTCGCTGCTGCTGCTGCTGTTCGTGCAACACGACATGCACCAGGTCGTCGACGCACACGGTAAGCCCACGAGCGCGGCCCGCATCGCGATCGTCGCGGGTAACCAGGGCATTGACGCCGCCGCGATCTGCGCCGAAGTGCGCGACGAGCTGCGCGCCGAGGTCGCACCACAGAAGCCCGCCGCGGCCCCTGCAGCCGCACCAGGCAGGCCCGCACGCAAACCCAAGACCACGGCAGCCGAGGCCGCTGCCGCGATCGCGAAACAACTCCAGGCCCTTGAAGCACCAGCACCATGACCACCACGACGAAGAAGTCCACACACAAGACGCCACGCGACGCGGCGCTCGACGCAGGCCTGGCGGCCTGGTTCGGCGTCACCGCGGTCGAGCCCGACATAGCGTTTCTGCGCGAGCGCATGAGCCAGGCGATCGAGGCCGCGCTCGCGATGCAGCGGGCGAGCGAGCCGCCCGCCGGCGCCCTCGCGATGATCGAAGCCACGACCAAAGTGATGCAAGTTGCCAACGTCGAGCGCGTCGCCGACGTCGACGAGCTGCGCCGCGCGATCGCCGCGATCGGCGTCGTCGACCAGGTCGACGGGCATGACGTGATCCGGCGCCTGTCGGTGCTGGAGGTCATCGACCAGAGGATCGCGAGGGCCAGGTCGTGAGCCAGCTCTACTTCCCCCTGACGCAGACCCAGGTCGACGGCATGGACGACACGATTGACGACGGCGCGAACCGCCGCCCGAGCGTCGCCGACGAGCGCCTGGCGTGTGAGGTCGAATACGTCGGCGCGGCGTTCAATTACAAGCAGGCCCCGATCGGCTCGCGTGACTGGACGCTGTTCTTTGCGGGCTGGCTCGCGCGCTCGACGTCGTCCATGTCGACGACCAGGCCGCGGGCCGCACCAGCGCCGGCGCCAGCTCCTGCAGCCGATCCCATGCCAGGCCTCAACCCCGACCAGGTCGTCGCCCTGGTGCGAATGGTCGACGCCGACGGGCGTGTGTGGACATGGAACGGCGAGACAGCCGCGGCGGCCAGCTCGTGAGCGACGACGACCTGGTGCCGGTGCCTGGCCCGCTGCGCGTCCCCTTGAGCATTGCCTTCGAGGTTCGCCCGGACGGCCGCACCGCGATCGGCCAGGTGTCGATCACCATCGGAAATAAGACGCTGCAGGAGGGCGTCGACTTCACGGTCGACCACGCGACGGGCGTCGTCACCTTCATCGGCGGCCACGACGGGACGTACCAGCTCTATGCGCCGAGCTGGCCGAAGCCCGCCAGGCAGCGCGGCCGAGCCCAATGGAAAGCCGAGCGCCGAGGCTTCAGGCCATGAGCGCTCGCAAGATCAAGCGCCGCACGCTGCGCCGCCTCGGCGCATGGATCGCCCTGCCCTGGTGATCGCTTCGCGTAGGGGGGACGGGGGGACGCCCCGTTGCGCGCAAGGCGAAAGGCCAGGAAAATGCACGCCCCGATGTGATTAAGTCACACCAAATTAACCGCGCTTGTAATACATTCCGACTCATACACCCCAAAAGAGGAGCCCTGGAAATGCAGCACCACGACGACGTCGGACCTGTCGAAGGCCCATGGTCGCTAACCGGCGAGGCCAAATATCACGGTCTTCGCTTTCTTCGGATCACCGACGCCTCGGGCGGATCGGTCGCCTACGTCTTCAGTAGCTCCGACGCCGACCTCACGCCACGACAGCGGGCGACGGCGCACCTGGTCGCCTGCGCGCCCGAGCTGGCCGCGGCCCTGCCCTTCTTCGCCAGGATCGCCGACGACCGCGACCTGGTCGAGCGCATGCTGGAGGCCCTGCCCGAGCGCGAGCGCACCGTCGGCCGCCTGGCGTTCGGCCTGGCGCGCGACGCCTACGCGAAGGCCCGACCAGGCCAGGCCGTCGAGCCCTCGATGCGGCTCGCGTAGTCCATACACAGCTCGACACCTGGCCCGCCGATCGCGGGCTTTTTCTTGCCCGTTGCTTTTGTGAATTAGTGCCACAAAAACAACTTGCGCCCCCGGTTGATTGCGCATTACATTATCAACACCGCAACACAACCACCCAGGAGCACCAAATGGCAATCAAATTCAACAAGCACAACGTCACGAACGGCACCGACAAGGCCCGCGTCCACTACAGCGTCGACAACCGGATCGACGGCCGCAAGTGCGTCACGATCTACGCGAAGGACTACGACCGCGCCCTCGGCCGCATCTTCGTCGAAGGCGATGACTACAAGAACGACAGCGACAGCATGACCGATTACTTCGAGAAGGGCCGCGTCGTGCTGTTCGAGGGTAATGCCCTGTACGCCGCCGCCCGCGTGCGCGCCGAGGCCGAGGTCGCCGCCTGGTCGGCCAAGTACGCGCGCTGACAGAGCCAGCGCCAGGCCGTCGCAGCGGCCTGTCGCGGGAGTTGTCCACACACCGACCCGATCACCTCAACCAGGAGCACCACGAATGCCGCACTACATCATCGAAACCAAGGACGGCCGCAGCGCCCTCAAGAAAGACACGGCGGGCCGCCGGTCCTACCCGTCGAAGACGATCGCGCAAAACACCGCAGCGCGCTACCTGGCGCGCGGCCTGGCCGTCGCCGTCCACACGTTCGAGAGCGACGGGCTCGCCGAGGCGTTCCTGCTCGCGAAGGCGCAGAAAGCCGCGAAGGCCGCCGCGGCGCCAACCCCCGCGAAGCGCAAGACGAAGGCCGTCGAGGCCGTGCCCGCGGTGCGCCCGCCGAGCGATCGCGGCCAGGGTCGCAAGGCCCTGCAGGCCGGCGCCGAGTCGCTGGTCTACCCCGTCCGAATGACCGCCGCGCAGAAAGAGAAGCTGCACCGCCTCGGCGGCGCCCAATGGCTGCGCGAGTGCATCGAGCGCGCGAAGGAGCCCGCGTCGGCCTGACCGCCGGCGCGTGTCCACACACCTTTTTTCAACCACCACAGGAGCACCATGCGAAAACAAAACATCGCCCACACGAGCGGCGCCGCGAACTTTCTGACCGGGCCAGCCGACCAGCGCTTCAGCGCTCGGATCACGCCCGAGCTGCACCACTTCTGCGCGAGCTGCGGCACGTCCTACGGTGAGCACGACGGAACGCGCTGCCCGACCGGGAACGTGTCGCACTGGCGCGCGATCGAGTCGACCGCCGCGCCGCTGCTGGCGCATATCCGCGCCGCCGTCGCGACGCATAAGCACGTCCTGGCGAATGCCGCGATCGGACTGCCGCACCAGGTCACGCGGCCGAACGGCGACCAGGCCCTCGACAAGGGCTTCGGGCGCTCCATGCGCGACGCACTGCTGCGCGCTGTTGCCCTGGCCGAGGTCGCCGCCTGGATCGAGCGCCAGGACGACGACACCCCCGCCGAGGCCATCCTCGCGACCGCTCGCGAGGCCATCCGATCAATTCGCCAGGACACCCTATGAGCACCGCCGCCCTGATCAAGGTCTGGAACCTCACGCAGCGCCACCCAGGCACCTCGGGCGCGAAGGCCGCCGCCGGCGTCCTGCTCAGCCTCTACAACGGGCGCCGCTTCCCCGTCGACCTGACCGACTTGAAGCTGCTCGACCACGCGCACCACGACGCCGCGATCGACGTGATCCGCGAATACACGGCGCCCTTTTATCCCGAGGTCCACGACGCACTCAACCAGGGCACGGGCCGCCGCGACTTCGGCGCTCGCTTCGAGCACCTGGCGCACGAGTACAGCCGCAAGGGCAAATGCACGAAGGCGCAGCTCGTCGCGGTCGCGCCCGAGTATCTGCTGATCACCGACAAGGCCGCAGCATGAGCACCAGAACCAAGCCCACGCCGCGCCTGTATCGCGCCGCCGACGCCGCGCTGCGCTACCTGGCCGACCTCAACGGCAGCGCCTGGATCAAGGGCGGCGACGCCGGCTCGATCGACATGCGACAGCGGGCGCATGCGATCCAGGGCCGACTGTTCGCCGCGGCGGGATCGCGCGAGCGCGACCTGCTGGAGGGGATCATCGAGACGAAGGCCACGCCCGACACCTGGACGCCGCCCGAGGTCGCCGACGCCGCCTTCGCCCTGGCGATCGCCGAGGCCTGCGAGGCCCTGGCCGCGGCCAGGATCGCGGGCGACCTGGCGGGCTATCACGGCACCGACCTGCGCCAGGCGCTCGACGAGGCGATCGCCGGCGCCGAGTGCGTGCGCCGCATGCTCTGACGCCGACCAGCTCGGCCAGCTCGAAGCCCGCCAGGTGCGCGATCGCCTGGCGGGCTTCTGTGATTTTGTGCCACAAAAACAACTTGCGCGCCCGGTTGATTGCGCATTACATTATCAACTCCTGCAACAAACCACCTGGAGCCGCAATGAACAAGACCCCCGCCCAACTTCTCGCGATGATCGAAGCCGCCCGCCCCGCCGCTGTCGGCGTCACCCTGGCCCTGTCGTTCTGCTTCGACGCCGGCTTCTCGTTCGTGATCGAGGGCTCGACCGGCGTGCAAGTGCTCGCCGCCGAGCACACGTCGCAGGAACGCCTCGACGCGCACCTGGCCGGCTTCGTCGCGAACGTGAACGCCGCCGCAGCGAAGGCCGCCACGATCGACGGCGCCGTGCGCCTGGTGACCGCCTTTCACAGCTTCGCCGACCTGCAGGACACCGCCGCCACCTACTACCCGAAGTTTTACGGCCGCGCGCAGACGAAGGCCGAGCTGATCGCCCGCGCGATCGTGGTCGAGGCTTTCAACGAATGGGCGGCGAAGGTCGGCCGCCTGGCGATCGCCTTCGACAAAGAAGCGCCGGCCCGCGTCGACATGCGCCAGGCCCGCGACGTGCAACAAGTCATGCGCGCCGGCGCCTGCAGCTTCTCGACCGCCGTCGACTACCTGGTCGCCGAGGAATGGAACCCCGCCGACGCGCTGCACAGCCTGCGCGGCGATCGCGCCGCCCGCCTGGCCCCCGTCGCCCTGCTCGCGAGCTGACAACCCCGCACCAGGCCCGCCGCGGCCTGGTCTTCGCAACCCCTCCAGGAGCCCCACGAATGACCCCCACGCCCGCCGCCGATCGCCCCCTGGTGATCCTGGCCTGTTCGGCCCCGAAGCTCGCCCACGCCGCGCCAGCGCGTGACCTCTATCTCGGCGTCATGTGGCAATCGCTTCGCGCGAACCAGGCCGCCGATCGCGCGCCGCATGTCATCGTCCTGTCGGCCCTCTATGGCTTCGTCGACGGCGACCAGGTGATCGAGCCCTATGACCTGCGCATGACGCCCGAGCGCGCACACGAGCTGCAGGCGCAGCGCCAGGCCGTGCGCCTGCCCGCGGGCGTCGGTCGCATCCTCCTGGCCGGCGGCGCGCTCTATCGCGGCGTCATGCGCGCGATGCTCGACGACCAGGCGCACCAGCTCGCCGACGGCGTCCAGGTCGCCGAGGTCGCCGGCGGGATCGGCTGCCAGCGGTCGCAGCTCGGGCGCTTCGTTCGGGCCTGAATCGGTCGCAGAATCCGCAAAAACCACAACCCGAGGAGAAGCACATGCACGAAGCACTCGACGCGATCGCGATCGCGGTCTGTCTGACCCTGGCGTCGCTCGCCGCGGTCAGCACGCCCGCCCACGGCCAGGACATACAGGTTTACCGCTGCGGTAACGCCTTCAGTGACAGCCCGTGCGGCGCCGGCCAGGTCGTCGTCGACGTCAGGCCCTCGACGATCCAGACCACGCCGGGCGCCTGGCAGTCGGTCACGTTCGGCGGGCCGACGCTCTACGTCGTGCCGCCATGGTTCGGCGGCGGCGCCGCCTGGCGCACGCACGACGGGCTCCCCTGGTACGGCAGCGGCCAGGCCTGGAGCGGCCAGCGATCGCACGGCCGCGGCCAGCTCCAGCGCCGCCGCTGACGTCCAGGTCGACCAGCTCGAAGCCCGCCAGGTGCGCGATCGCCTGGCGGGCTTCTGTGATTTTGTGCCACAAAAACAACTTGCGCGCCCGGTTGATTGCGCATTACATTATCAACTCCTGCAACAAACCACCTGGAGCACCAAATGGCAAAACTCTCCCCCTGGACTCGCAACTACACCGCCGTCGAATTTGTCCCCGGCGCCGAGCACGCCGAGGCCTTCGCCGCCTGGTCGAGCGCCAACACCGACCGCAGCGCCTGGTCGGCCATGTACGACACGCCCGCCGGTCGCGCATTCCTGGACGCCCGCACCGCCCACTTCGCCGCCGAGCACGCCCTCCACTTTCGCCGCGTGCGCCTGACCCACACCGACCAGGCCCGCACGCCGGTCGCCTTCGGCGTCGTCGACCGCCTCGGCCGCGAGATTGGCGCCCGCGCCTTCGCCGAGCGCGTCACCGTCGAGGAGGTCACCGCCGACGACCAGGCCGGCAGGATCACGAGCTGGCCGCGCGACATGCGCCTCGGCGACTTCTTCACCTACACGCCGCACGCCACGCGCAACGGCTCCAGCTATGGCGCGAGCCAAAGCGCCGTGTGGTTTGACACCGAAGCCGAGCGCGATCGCGGCGTCGAGAAGTACCTGGACAGCGCCAGGAAGCGCGCGAGCAAGACCGCCGCCGCCTAAGCAACCCCGCCAGGCCCGCCGCGGCCTGGCGTCCACACACGAAGCCCGCCAGGTGCGCGATCGCCTGGCGGGCTTTCGTGATTTTGTGCCACAAAAACAACTTGCACGCCCTGTTGATTGCGCATTACATTATCAACACCGCAACACAACACCTGGAGCCCAAATGAACACCGCCACCGCCAACACCGCCGCCCGCTTCGCCGTCGTCGAATTCGCCTCGGTCGACCATCCCGGCGAAACGCTCTACTGGAATTTCACCGCCTGGCGCACCAGCGCCCCCGACGCGATCAACCTCATGGGCTCCGAGCACGCCCTGGTCGAGCTGGCCCGCCTGCAGGCCGGCCTCCCCCACGCCGCCGCCCGCCTGGCGATCGTCGACGTGATCGCCGAGCGCGCACGGGCCGCCATCTTCGGCGCCGCTTACCGCAAGGTCTTCGAGGCCGCCGGCTATGACGACATGACGAAGGCGCAGCGCGACGCCGCACGCCCGCAGCTCAAGATCGAAGCCAAGGCGCACGGCGACGCAGCGGTCGCGATGGCCGCCTTCGCCGCCGCCTGACAGAGCCAGCGCCAGGCCGTCGCAGCGGCCTGGCGCGGGAGTTGTCCACACACCGACCCGATCCACTAACCCCCAAGGAGCTAAGACCATGAAGAAGCAACACGCCGCCGAGCTGGCCGCCCTGATCGCCGCCCTCCAATCCGCGACCGACGTGCATCGCGCCGACCGCAAGGCGAAGCAGGCCGCCGGCCAGGGTCACGACGCGGCACTTTTCGCCGCAGTCAAGGCCGCCGAGCAAGCGCTGGCCGACTGGCGCCTGGTCAACATCCCCGCGCCCAAAGGCCCGCGCCCGGTCTTCGGCCCCGCCTGGCTCCAGCGCCGCGTCGCCGAACAGCGCGCCGAGCACACCGACCGCATGCGCCGCGTCGCGATCGCCAGGGCGAAGGCCGGCGTCTACGACTGACCAGCTCGAAGCCGCACACAACAAAGCCCGCCAGGCGAAACCCTGGCGGGCTTTTTCGTTGCGGGTCGATTAGAGGCTCCAGGAGCTGCGCGAGCGCAAACCCGCTGCCCTGCCCTCGGCCTGGTGCCGATCGCGTCGCCTGGCGGCGGCCAGGCCGTGCCGCGGGCCTGTCAGCGCGGCGGCGTGATCGCGTCGACGAGCCGCTGGTGCCGATCGGCGCACACCTGGTAGGCCTTCACCGTCTCGCGCGCCCATGGCAGGACGTCGCGCCCGGTGCTACCTGCCAGCTCCTGCAGCGGCGGGCACGCCTGGCGCAGGCTCGCCTGGTGCAGCTCGGCCTGCAATCTCGGCGTTGAGGAGCTGCAGCCCGTCAGGATCGAGGCAAGACTCAAGATACACGGGCCGCTCCAGGATACGGTCGACCAGCTTCGTGCGAGTGACATAGCGAGTTTCCTGCTTGGCTTTGAATTCTTCGTGTTTGACCGCGGCCTGGTCGCCGCGATCGGCGCGCTCGGCCAGGGCCGCATGTTCGGCCCTGACGCGCTCCAGCTCGTTCGCACCGTGGCGCCAGTCGTCGGCGCTCCAGCCGCCCGCGAAGCCGAGGGCCAGGGCCGCGATCGCGACGGCCGCGTGTGTGTAGATCATGCGACCCCCTCGGCCGCGATCGCGCGCAGGGCGACCTGGCGCTGCGTGATCGTCTCGCTCATGCCGAGCGCCGCCGGCCCGTTGACCTTGACACGAATCTCGCGCATGGCAGCGCGATCGGCCAGGGCGTTGAGGTCTTTGAACTCTGCCCAAAACCAGCACGCGGTCAAGGCGGCGTGTTTCGGCTGCGTGACCAGCTCGGGCCACGCGACATAGTCGACGCCGAGCGCGTCGCCGGCGGCCTGGTAGTTCTCGCGCCAGGTCAGGTGCATGAGGCCGCGGCCGTGATAACCCCCGTACTTGATCCGGCTCAGCTCGGCGGGCTTTCGGGCGAAGGCCTCGGCCTGGTACTTGCCGCCCTTCGCGGCCACGAACAGCGACGGGAAGATCGCGCGCAGGCGGTCGGGCGTCGTGTAGTAAAGGTCTTCTTCGACCGCGGCGAGCCCGCGCGTCTCGTGCGCCACGTTCGCCAGGAAGCACGCGACGCGGTTGCTCGTGTTGATCGAAAAGCGCGGCATTGCGTCGGCCAGCTCGTCGGCGTAGCGCGCGGCGTTCGCGAGCGTCGAGCTGGTGCAGGCGGCGAGGGTCGAGGGCTTCATGGTTGCTTGTCCTGGTTGTCGGTTGTCGGCGGCGGCGCCGGCGGTGTTGGCAGCCATCCCCAGGGCCGCAGGAGCATGAAGAAGAAGATCGGGCTCATGTCGACGCCCCCGTGCCTGGTGCGCCAGGCATGCCCGCGCGCCATGGCAGGAAGCGCTCAAGCATCGCCTCCAGAAACTTCGCATTCGCAAAGCTGGCCGACAGCACGAAGCCGAGCGTCGGCCACACCTCGAAGCCGTATTGCCGGCTGATGATGAAGGCCCCCATGCCGGCCAGCCACGCGCCCGCCATGTGTGACGACGACATGATCCAGGGCCGCGGCAGCGGCTTGTCGGGCGCCGCCGACAGCTCGCGGTCGATCCGCATGAGGAGCGCGGTCGCGCCGGCGAGGCTGCTGATCACCATCGCCAGGCCCATGAGAACCGGCGGGATGTTTAGCGGGTCTTCGATCGCAGCGGCAGCGACCGGGCCGACGGCCGCGATCGCGGGCAGCGCGACGAAGGGCGCCCACACGAGCGCGAGCGCGCCCCAAATGAGACGCCGCAGCGCCGGCGCCGTGTGCGACAGGCTCGGCTTTGTCTTGATCCTGTCGCGTAGCTTCTTCATGGTGATCATTGCGAGGCCCTTGCTCGGTGACGTTGGAATAGGTCGAGGAAAGCCACGGCCGCGGCGACGCCCCCGTTGAGCCAATACGGCAGCACCAGCGGGCGCCAGCCGCCGGCGCCGACCAGGATCACGTAAGACAGCGAAAAGATGCCCATGGACAGGGCCGCATAAATCAGGTGTCTGTGTCGCTTCGCACGCAGGAAAGTGAAGCGCAGCGGCAGGAGGTCATTGACCAGGACGTCGACGATCGCCAGGCACGCGACGCCGGCGAGCATCGCGATCAAGGGCCAGCCCTGGCCGCCCGTCGCGTCGACCAGGCGGTGCGCGATCGACTCAGGCTCCAGCCAGGTGACCGCGATCGACACGAGCGTGCAGAGCGCGACATAGAGGCGCGTGATCCAGTAGCGCGGCAGTGTGCTGATCCGGTGCGGCCCGAGCTTCTGGAGGTCGCCCCAATCGGATGAGGTTTCGATCATGCTTGGCGCCCCTGGTCGATGGCTGGTCTTGTGTCGGAGGTCGTCATCGGATAGCACCCTGCAGCGGTTGAGACTCAGCCCGAGCGAGGCGGGCTGCGATTGGTTGAGGAACATTGAAGCGACTGCTACAGGTCAATTATTTCAATAGGCAGGTCGGTCGACTCGCCCTCGATCACGCCCCCGCGCACGAACACCGTCGAGCCGATCGAGGCCGCGCCGCGGGCCTGCACCAGGCCGCCGCCTGGCAGCTCGATCGAGGCGACGCCATCCTCGATCGCGACCACGACGCCGACCTGCAGCGGCGCCCCGCTGACGAGTCCCTGCAGGGCTTTCCAAGGGTTAAACGTTGACATGGGTTTCGACTCCGATGGTTTGCCAAATGGTGAGGGCCTTGTCGGCGCGCTGTACTTCGGTCGACGAGCTGCGCACCAGGCCGACGCGGGTCGTGTCCCCGTCGACGTAGCGCACGAACTTGCCAGGCATGACGATCCCCGTCTCGGCGAGCACGGGCAGGCGCAGCGTGACCGCGGCCTGTCGGCCCGTGTCGGCGAGCACCGGCAGCGCCCGCTGCCTGGCGCCGATCGCGTTCGTGATGAGCTGGTCGGTCACCATCGGCGCCTCCAGCGATCCGTCGGTGCCGTTGCGCGTGACCTGGCCGACGATCCCCGACTTCATGCCGCGCACGAAAACGCGGTTGTAGTTCGGTTTGTTGCTCCAGGCGATCGACTCCTTCGAGACGACGGCCGCGGGCAGCTCATAGTCGGGCGTGACGTCGCCCCACTCCCACGGCGCCACGGGATAGCGGCGCAGCACGCGCAGGGCCTTCGCGGTCGCATGCGGCTGCACGTAGGCGCCTGCCGCCGCGACGATCGCGTTGAGGGCCGACATATGGCTGCCCTGGTGCGAGAACACGCCGGCGGGCACGAGCCAGTCGTCGGGCGTCCAGGCGTCGTCAACGTTCCACCCGAGTGACACGCCGTTGATCGTGAGCACGTCATTCGCGAGCTGCTGCACGGTGCGCGCGTCGGTGTTGCCGAACGTCCTGACCGCCGAGTAAGGCGCGTCGAGCACGGCCGCACGGCCGCGGCCCGTGATCGACAGGTCAGAGCGCGCGAAGCTGCGTTCGCGGCTGATGCCCTCGACGAGCGCGCGATAGGCCACGCCGTTGATCGTCGCCTCGACCTCGACCGGCTCGCCGTCGAGCGCAGGCTCCAGGAGCGTGAGCGCCACGCCTGGCACGCGCGCCGTGAAACTCCACGTCCAGGAGTCGACGTCGATCGTCAGGCCCATGGACGTGGTCGGGATGTTGGCGCCGTCGGTGACGCGCTTGAGGGTTGCGGTGTTGATCACGGTGTAAATCCTGCGAACTGGAACGACGATGGTTTCGGCGGGCTCGCCGGGATCGACCGGGCCGCCCCCGTGGCGATCGCACACGAAGACCAGGTCAGACTCGCCGGCCTGGAATTGAAAGTCGAAGGCGCTCGGATCGAACGCCTCGCCGAAGCCGCCGCGGCCGAAGGTGTTGCGCGTCGCGAACAGAAGATGCGGGTCGGGTATGTAGCAGGGATCGACCGGCGGGACGACGACCTCGCGCAGGCCTGGCCGCGGCTGCGTGCCCTCCTGGTAGCGCGTCGACCAGCCGCGCTCGATCGCGCGGCCCGAGCCGACGCGGCTGACGACAGAGAACGGCCGCGGCCTGGCGTCCTGGTAGCGCGCCAGGTGCAGCGCCGCCGGGTTGCGCAGGCCCTCCTGGAAGCGCTGCACCTGGCCGCGGGACAGGTGCCGGCCCTCCTGGTAGAGCCCGCGCGCCGCGACCGGCGATCGCAGGCCCTCCTGGAACCGTGCATTGACGCCGGCGCGCAGGCCCGTGCCGTCCTGGTAGCGAATGCTCGGCCCGTTGCGCAGTCGCCGCGCGTCCTGCTGTCGGACGGCCGTAGAGGCCTCCAGGAGCTTCGCGGGCTGGAACCGGGCACCGATGCCCTGCGGCAGGCGTTCGGCGTCCTGGTGACGCTGCGCGATGCCTTCGTGCCGGGCTTGCGCGTCCTGGTGCCTGGCGACCACGTTCGCGACCAGCGGCCGAGCGGTCTGCGTGCTGTAGATCACCTCGCACGAGAGCACCGGCTCGCCGGCGTTGAGCACGGCCACGGCGACCGGGATGCCGAGCGCGATCGCGCTGGAGAGCACCGGCTCGCCCGCGGCGATCGTCGCGCTGATCGTGGCGTCCGGGATCGTCTGCCCGACGCCGCGCGAGAAGACGAGGTCAGTCGTGACGTCCGAGGCCTGCTGATTGAACAGCAACACCATAGGCGCGTCGAAGGTGCCGCCGCCGTCGAAGGTGTCGCCGTCGAAGGCGTTCGGCTCGCGCTCATAGTCGACCGTCGAGAACGCCTTGTCAGCGAAGGCGCCCGCGTCGAAGGTCTTGCTGATGTACTTCGCCACGGCTTACGGGATGGTGAAGAACTGCGTTTGCGCCGACGCCCAATTCGTGACGCCTGTTCGCGTGTCCGCGACGGTCCATGTCGTGCCATCGTCGGACCACTCGAATGTCCACCGCTCCAGGCCGCCGTCGGGATAGTTGACATGACACGCCAGGCCGTATTGCTTCACGTCCATGATGTTTCCGGGACCAGCGTCATACCCGAAGCTCAGCGGCGCAGCGCCCGTATAGAGGAGGTAATCGCCGACGTTCCCATTCACCAGGTTCGCAGGCCCGAAGGTCGGGCTCGGGCTCGAATACCAGGCGCTCGCGAAGGGCGTGCCGCTGCCGAGGAGCGAGGCGCCGCCCACCGATCCACGCATGTGAAATTCGGTGATCACCCACTCGCCGCGCGGCGGCACCGCCGAGGAGTTGAAACGCCAGTAACGATGCCCAGGCGGGCCGACGTCCGGGAACGGCGCCGCCGGCGGCATGAAGGTCGCGCCCGTGTAGCGCGCGACGCCCTTCGTGACGCGCAGCTCGTCCATGTACGTGACCGTATTGCCAGAGCCGTGCCCGATGTAGCCGAAGCCGCCGGCGTTGCCGATCGTGCCGCTCATGCTGTCGGTGTTCGTGCCGACGCGCACGCCGTCGATATAGCCCGACAAGGCGCTGCCCTGGCGCACGTAAGCCACATGCACCCATTGATTGCGCGGCATGACGCCGCCGAGCGGCTTGTTAGGCCCGACCCCGTAAAGGTTGTAGCAGAGCGCCCCATCGGCCCCGTCGAGCATGAACGCGACGCGGCCCGTGCTTTCGTCCCCTAGTGAAACGATCCCGACGGTCACCGGCCCCGTATGCGGGATGTAGACCATAGCCTCGGCCGTGCAGTCGCCCGGCATGGAGCCCTTCGCAGCCGCCCCCGGCGAAGTCAGCCAGGAGCTTGTCGTTTGCTCGAAGCGTCCCGACGCGCTGCCGTACTTGATCCGCTCGGTGCTCGTCCTGGTCGCGCCCACGGCCGTGAAAGCGTTCCCGGTCACATCGGCGAAGGCGGTGCCATTGTTGGCCCCATTCATGTGCAGGAGCGCGACGACGCTGCCGAAGTAAGGGTCGAAGGCGCTGCTTCCCCCCCAGGCTCTAAACCCGGTCGGCGGCGAGTAGGTCTGATCGGCCTCGACAAACTTCGCGGATACCTCCTGCCCTACTTGCTGCAAGGTCACACCCGGATAGATCGGCGTGGTGCCCGAGACGATGAAGGCCTGGCCGGTGCCCGCGGAGGGGTTGCCCATCCACACGCCATTAATGCCGAACCACACCTTACGGGTAGCGCCGTCGATCGCGCACATGGCCCTCGTCCCCACAGCCACGGTGCCCGGCAGCCCCGAAGCGTAGTTTGTGCCGTCGAAGTAGATCACCCCGGAACTAATGGACAAGGAGCCGCCCGTGTTCGGCGTGGTCCCCATGTATCGGTCCAGGAGTGCCGTCGACAAGATCGCACCGATCTGCATGTATCCGTTAGCGCCGAGGGACAGCACCTCCACCTCGAAATATCGCTTCTCTGTCGCGCTGACTGGGAGCACCGCCCGCACGACTTCGTCCTGCGAAAAACCCGTCACATATGAGACGTTCTTATCAGCGTTGCCGAGTACCAGAAAAGAGAACTTGTCCGCAGGGTTCCATTTGTTGACGGGCAGCCCCGCGCTCTTGAACGCAGCTATGAGCGCGGCCACGGCCGCACGCACGGTCATTTACGCGGCCCCCGCGCACATGCCGAACTCCCACCTTGCGCCCTGGTCGAACGTCAACAGCGTGAGGATCGTGATCGCACTCGCGGCCGATTGAATCGCTATATCACTGGCCCCCATCGGCTTGAACGACGACGGCAGCGCCATCGTGCGCGCGCCCGTCGAGTCCTGCTGAATGCGGATCACGATCGAGCGGCCCTCGTTCGCGGCGGGCAGGTTCGTGAACAAGATCGACGTCACGTTCGCGGTCATCGCGAGCGTTCGGAAGTCGCCGGCCTTGCAATCAATGGTGACGACGCCCGAGACGATCGCGAGCGGCATGACATCCTCGACGACGACGTGATCGGCGTTCCAATCGCTTGCGTTGACCAGGTTCGGGTTAGAGCTGTCAGGCTGGAGCGACTGCTTTGCGTGTTTGATTTTCATGCGATCACCGTATTGCCGAGGAGCGCTCGCGCGCCGAGATAGAGAAGCGTGCCGGGCGTGCCCGAGACTTGAAAGACGCCAGGCGACGAAGCGCCCGCGGCAGTGACGTCGCCGTCGAGCATCCACTCGCCCGCGGCGTTGAACATTCGCCCCCAGGTGGCCGACCCCTGCGTCGTGATGAGGTCGCCGCCGAGGTCGGCCTGCGTGATCACGAGCTGGTGCGCGACGATCGTCGCCGTCGTCGATAGCAGGACAGTCGCCAGGGTTGCGCCTGGTGCAGTCGCGCCGCTGGCGGGCTGCACACCATCGAACAGGAGCACATAGGGCTTCGAGCCTGGCCCGCCCGAGGCCTCATAAAGCGCCTTGATCCCGACCAGGCGCGCGTCCTTGAAGGCTTGAGAGGTCGAGTAATTCATACGGCAGCACTCAGGATCAGGTTAGAAAGCGCGTAGGCCGTTTGACCCGCTCCAGGCGCCACGTTGAGCCCGATCGTCCCGGTCACGAATTCGGCCGCGCTGATCATCTTTCTGGCCGCCACAGCGAAGCGCAAGTCGCCGGCGACCGGCCCCGTGTTGGACAGCATGACGCCGTCGGTGACGCTCGTGCTCGACGTTGCTCCACCCTGCGAGAACCACGCCCCGAAAAGAATCAGCGAGTAAGAGTTAGCGATCGCCGCCATATGGACAGGAACGGTCTGCGACGAGCCGCCCGCGTCGTTGAGGATGCTCGTCGGGCTTTGGACGACGAACAGGTTGCCCGTGTTGCTGTAGAAGGCCGTGATAACCGCCTGCATAACATCCGAGGCGCCACTCACACCGACCAGGAAATTCGCGCCCGACATAGAGGCCGCCGCCGTCGCTCTAAAGGTCGTCAGGTAGAACGGTGCGCCGCCCTTCGACGCGCTCAGCTCCTGAATCTTCGTGAAGATCGAGAAGGTGCCCACCGTGTTGATATAGCTAACCGGCGATTTGCTATAGACCGTCAGGAAGATGGTGTCGCCGTCTGCGACCGGGGGCACGTACACGTACATGGTCGTGCCGAGGGCCTGCGCTGCAGTCGGCCCCGCGCTGCGGTAGTAGACCGCGGGCACCACGCTCGACACTTCGCCCGGCATGAGGGTCGGCGCCAGGTTGTCGGCGACCACGGCGCGGAAATTCTTGTTGTGGTCGAAGGACAGCACATAGTAGGTCTGCTTCTCGTCGATGTAGTCAAACGAATAGGCCCCCGTGACTTTGTTAGACCACTGTTCCAACACCTTGAGCCCGTCCTTTTGGCGGTGCAGGCGCACCAGGCGCGACACCGGGACGTCAGGCGTCGCGTCCTCTTTCACGGTGCCCGCGATGCGGCCGACGCTGAAGCCGAGCGACCCCGTCAGGTCGCCCCGTGCCCCGACGCGGGCGTTGAGAACTTGGGTCTTGAGATTGACCAGGCCGAAGGCGATCGGCGCGCTGGCGTTCGTCGGAATGCGCGGGACCAGGCCGACCGCGAAGCCGGGCGCAATGGCACGGCGGATCATCGGCGGCGTCGACCAGTCAGAAGCGCCCGCGATCGGGTAAGCGAAGCCCGAGGTCTTGAGCGTAAACAGGGCGGGCGTTGCCCCGCTGCTGGCCTGGCCCACATGCGGCGCGAGCGACTGCCCGGCGAGGCCCGTCGAGTAGGCGACGCCCTGCGCCACGCCGTTTTTATAAAACGTCAACGTGCCGGTCGTGAAATTCACCACGACGCCGATCACATCGCCTTGCACCCATGTCGCCCCGTAGCTCGCCGCTGAAAAGGCGTTGTACTTCTGCCCGGTGTTGCTGTAGGCCCATGAAACGGATTGGAAGCCCGGATAGTTCGTGAAGGTGGCCGCGTTCGTGCTCAACCCGATATGCACGTTGGCCCCGGCTGGAATGGACGTGCAGACAGCCTCAAACTGGCGCGTCCCTGCGCTTTGATAGGTCTGCGCTTTGGCGCTGTTGCTCGACCACGATCCGACCGTCAGGCGGTCATCGCTCACGCTTGTCGTGTAGCCCCGCTCCATTAGGGACCAGAAATTTGACGTGTCCACGCTGGCGGTCTTCGCGCGTGCTCCAGGCCACTCCAGAGCGGAAAAGGCGAAGAAGTCGGTCCACGCCGCACCGTCATCGGACCATTGCAATTTGCACGACTGCAGGAACTTGCTCGCGTCGGTGGCGCTGCCGAGGCGAACGTCGGTCACGTCCTGCGGCGATCCGCCGAAGTCCCAATTCAAGAACAGCGCCGCGACGTTGCCCGCCGGCCAGGTCGCCCCGGTCGCGGTGCTGTCGTCCTGGAGGTTCGCGAGCGAGCCCGTCGCCGGCGCGATGCTGGCCGACAGGGTCGCCGAGGCGTCGACGCGCGTCGTCCCCGCGATCAGTTGAAACTCAGTGACGTCGAGGCCGGCGCTGCCGTAAGCCTGCAGCCCCACCGCGCGCCAGTAGCGATGCGCGGCCATTTAGCGCCACGGTCCCGTCATGTCGAAAAACAGCGCGCCGGAGTTGCTGACGCTGGCGGCCGACGAGAAGGCGGCCGAAGCATCGCCACTAGAGAACGTGATCAACGTGCGGCCCGCCAGCGGCCCCGTGCCAGGCACCCGGTCGCCCGCGCGGAACGATTGCCCGACGTTGCCCTGGATCGCGTGATAACAGCCCGGAAGGATGGCCCGCGGCGTCGGCGTCGGGCTGATCGTCGGCGCGTGGTGAAACTTCGGCTGCAGCATGAGCGAGCCATCGACCGGGCTCGGGAAGTTGCCGACCTGGTTCGCCGTGATCCCGGAATTTGTAGAGCCAGGGTTTCCGAAACAGTAGGCTTGCGCGATGACCGCCGAGCCCACGCCCGTGAACTCGCGCGGGTAGGCATTGCTCGACGTCGTGCAGGTGCCCACATGCGCGTCGACCTGCGAGGCGAGCGAGGTATTCGTCGAGTAATTCAAGACGCAGGCATAAGGGTCGCCGCCAGGCTTCAGCCCGATCGTGTCGCCGAACATGCGCGGCGAGGCGATCGTGTTGGAGGGTGACGTGTTGTAGCCGCATTGGATTGCGAGATAGAAGACACGCCCGTCGCCGATCAGTTGCCAGGCGTTCGCCGTGGCGTTCGCGTTCGTGCTTTTCGTCCAGTAGCCGCCGCCCGACAGTTGCGCCGTCGTCGGGAACGGGCCGACCCCGGTATTGATGTCGCTCATAGCCTCATAGCCGATGACGCGGATCGTGAACGTGCCGGTGTCGTCCAGGCGGAAAACGCAACCCGTCGACGCCGGATCGGCCGACTTGTAGGCCGCCAGGCTCGTGCCGCTGAATGGCTTCAGCCAGCCAAGCGGCGCCATCTTGATAGTCGCGCTCGACAGGGTCGCGGTGCCCGCGCTTTCGGCCGTCGCGAACGTCAGCGAGGTCGGCGACTTCGACGTGACCTTCTGCTCGCCGTTGAGCCCGACCTTGTCGGTCACGCCCGCGATCAATACGACGGTGTCCTTGAGTGCCGCGAAGGTGCCCGACCAGTTGACCGTCGCGACGCCGCCCGCGACGGTGATCGAGGTCGGCGCGATCGTGTTGAATCCGTCTTTGAGAAGCGCGTCGAGAAGCGCGACCAGCGAGCCCGCCGTGCCGCTCACGGTCGGCGCGTTAGGCATGGTCGAGTCGAAATATTTGACGCTGGTATCTACGATTGAGGTCATTGTTTAGGCCTTCTTCTTCAAACGAGGGGGTTGTCCACGTCGCCGCGAACGATGGTCAGAAACTGATAGTCGGCCGCGGCTTCAGGGCCTTGCTGCACGGTGCGAATGAGCCATACAGGGAACATCGCGCCGACGGTGTTGAGGCGCACCACGTTGCCCACCGACCAGCCCGCGCCCCACCCGAGCACCGGGATCGAGAAGTAAGGTTTGCCGGTGATCGCGTTGACCGGAGCGATCAGCGCATTGATGCTGTAATTCCCGAGGTTGCCGACGTGCTCGCCGATCACGTCGACGGTCGTCGTCGAAGTGAACCGCAGAGCCCATCGCTCAGTGACCGCGCCTGCATTGGTGACGAGGATCGGGAAGCTCGCCGCGTTGTAGGTGCCTGGTGCGGCCGAGCCCGTGATCACGTCCGCGAAACTGACGTTGTCCCACGACGCCTGATCGAACACGAGCGAGACGCGCGACTTCAAATCGCCCGAGCGCAGGCAGCTCGACACGTAGGAGCCGATCGGATAGTTGTGCGTGAGTGCCCGCGTGAAGGTGATCGAGCCGTCGAGCTGCACGTCGCGCACCAGGCCCATGTCCTCGATACGGTGCTCCACGCGCACGGGCTGGCTGTAGCCGGTCACGTCGGTGAAGGTCACGGTGCCCGCTTCGAGGTCTTCGGTGTAGCTCGTGTCCGGGATCACCGCATTGTTCGCGCCGAGCACGCGCACGCGCGACAGTCTCACGCGCCCGCAGTTGACGGTCTGCCCGTTGGACATGACCGCGGGCGTCGTGGTCTGCTTGTGCCCCACGACGGCCAGGCCGCCCGGCCTGAAGATCGGCACGCGCCCGTCGGAGGGCAGGCGCACCGGGTCGATCCCCAGGAGGTCGGCATTGAGCGGCAGATAGGTGAAGGCAACCGCGCTGTAACGCAGCGTCTCCTGTCGGATCATCGCCAGGTATTCGCTCGTGACGCCGGTCACGCCGAGGAACGAGACGTCGACCTTGTCGACCACGCCAGGCGGCGCCGTCGGCGACACGCCCAGGAGCGTGACGACGCCCGTCTGGTAATTGATCCGGCCCTTGATCAAGGCCTCGTCAATGAAGCCGTCGCTGTCGGCCGCATAGGCGAACGTCGTGCCGTCCTGCATGGTGCCGAGCACAGAGAACGAACCAGGCCGGATCGGCGCGGTCGCAATGCGGAACGTCGTGCCGTAGGTGTTGAACGGCGTGAACAGGCCATTGATCGGCGGCGCGGCCAGTGCCCGCCAGGCCGTCGCGACGCCGGCCGATCCGGCGGCCCAATTCGTGAGGGTCACGTCGCCGCCCATCGTGCTGATCGTGCCGACACGCGAGCCGATCCCGGTCGTCGGGCTCGGGTTGCGGTCGACGAAGCCATTGCCCCGCGCGACGTAGCGATCCGGGCCGAGCTGGAACGTCGCGCCGACCAGGGCGTAACCATTGGTGAGGCCCGTCTTCAGGCGAATCTCGTCCATGGGCTTGCTCTGCGGCGTCGCCGAGCCCGCGGTCGTCGAGAACGACGCGGTGATCGGGCCAGCGGCTTTCACGTCCAGGAACAGCGCGGTGAGCATCGCGTCGAAGCTCACGACGCGCTTCGCGTTGCCCCCGCCTGGATTGATGACGACTTCTTGTGCCATGTGTTTTTTTCCTTTAGCCGGCGGAGTCGCCCGGCGAGCGATAGACCCACAGCGGCGAGTTGTAGAGCTGGTAAACGTTGTCGAAGGCCGTCGCCTGCAGGGCGGCGTCTTTCTTGTCCTGGACGAGTAGGTCGGTCATCGGGTTAAACAGCACCACGCCGAGATTGATCACGCCCGTGCCGGCTGCATAGTTGATGCTGCCGACGGCGACCTTGAGGTCGTTCCCGAAGCGCACCAGGAGCGTGCCGGTCCCGTTGTCGACGATCTGCCACAGGGACGGCACCCCCCAATCCAGGAAGGGCGGCGTGCCCGTCTCGCCGAACCACTTGAAGCGCATTTGCGCGGTCGCGCTTAGCACCACGGTGCCCGGCGTGATGCCGGTCGCCAGGAAGTCGATCAGGAGGGTCGAGCCCGAGGTCGTGAGGGTCGGCGTGTTCGCGAGCTTCGTCGCCTGCGTGGTCGCGATGTTGATCATGGTTCCCACTGGCGGCAGCGTGGTCGGACTCAGTCGGATGATCCCCGCGCCATAGTCGACGGTGCCCGTGCCGTAGCCCTGGAGCACGCCCGCGCCGTTGTCGGTGACGGTGCGCGTGCCGCCGTCGCTCCATGTGATCGTGAGCGCGCCTGGCGTGATCGACTTCGTGCCTGGTGCGGTCGAGACTTCGCCGGACGTGTTGAAGGGCCAATAGAACTTGCCGAGGTTGACGAGCTGCAGGTCTTCGGTGTTGCGCGCGGCGTCCGACTCGTTCCATTGAAAGATCACTTGCGAGCCCACGTCGGGCAGCGCGCCGAGCGTGCCGACGACGTTGCCCGTCGTGAGGTTGAGCTGCGCCGCGCCGAAGCTGCTGTCGGCACCACGCACCGCGCCCGAGCCGTCGTCGCGCAGCACATACCAGCGGCTGCCGACCATGTAGGAGATTGACAGCGAGCCAGGCACAGGCACCGGCTGGAGCGTGCGCGCGACGGCCAGCGAGCGGCCCTCGATCGTGACCTCGTAGCCCTGCGACTGCGTGACGCTGTCGGGCACGGCCGCGGGCGCATAGGTGACCGCGAACGTCAGCGGGCTCGTGCCGAAGACATTCGTCGTCAGCGACACGACGCCGTTTTCATAGTCGACCAGGCCGACCTGCGAGCCCGCGCTCATGAGGCGCCCGCCGCTGTCGGTGACGGTGATCGCGCCATTGACGATCGACAGCGTGTTCGGCGCGATCGCGCCGCCGATGTAGAGGCTTTGGGTCGTGGTGAAGGACAGCGACAGGTCGACGGTGACCGTCGCACCCATGCGCGTGACGGAGTTTGCGAGCTGGTTCGTTCGCGCGTCGCCGATCGGCGTCTCGATCTGCGCCGAGGGCACGAGCTGCGTGAAGATGCCCGCGGCCTTGACGGTGAAGTCGGCGACGCCTGCGGCCTCGGCCAGCGGCTGAACGCCGGCGTAGTTCGCCGAGTCAGCGACGAGTGACGTGCTGACCTTCGTCGCCGCGGCGAGCTGCGCCTTCGTCGGGTCGATGCGCGCGACGTCAAACCCCGCCATGTCCTGACGCAGCGGGTCGCTGATCTTCAGCTCCATGACATAGCGCTGGAAGTCGCCGCGGTCGTCGGTGAAGGTCTGTTGCGCGATCTTCTGCTCGGTGATCCGAACGTATTGCACGTACTGGTCGCCGAACCCTTCGCGCTTCGTGAGTGCGAGCGTGGTGCCGACGCCTGGCATATCGCTCGTGCGCTGGTAGATCAGCACCGACTTCATGCCGACGATATGGTTGCCGTACAGATAGCCGGCATAGTTCGGCCCGACGTTAAGGTAGGCCTCCAGGCGAGCGCGTGCGGCCTCGCGATCGTCGAAGGTCGCGCCGGTCGAGAACAGGGTCACGCTCACGTTCGGATCGTTCGGCGGCTCTGCAACGATGATGTTGCCGCCGAGATAGGTGTCGGTGTCGTCCGACTGCACCATGACGTGAACCTTGCGCAGGCTTACACGGCCCGCAGCGCGATCGGACTCCGACACGTCGGGAAAGATCGCATTGCTCGCGCCGTCTGCGATCACGTTCGCGGTCGGCCCCTGACCGCCTTCTGGTACGTCATCCATGACGACCGACTTGACCAGTTTGACGTCGCCTTTTTCGATTGGCATAGCTTCAGACTTCCATGAACTTGAGAGTGACGAGATAGTTGTCGTCGGGCAGCGGATCGCTGAAGAAGATCGCCGGCGTCGCATCGACGGCGGGCTTGTCCTGGTGCCGGAACATGACCAGGCGATCGACGCCGCGCAGCGAGAGCGTGAAGACCGCGTCAGGGATCGCGGCCCAGGCCTGGAGCTGGTCGAGGTCTTGGCGGATCATCCAAGCGCTGAATTCGTTTTCAGGCTGCAGCGTGATCGGCCGACCTGGTCGCGATGCATCGCCGTCGACCTGGACGATCAGCGCGCCATCGAGGCCCGTGTCGACCGATTGCTCGACCGGACTGAATTTGTATTCGTCGCTCCAGAAAAGGTCTTCGTCGAGCGGCAGCGTCGTCGCGCCGTGTGTGAGTGTGATGCTCATGACGAGCGCCCCTTAGCCGCGCCGAGCACGGCGATTAGTCGATTGGCGTCTTCTTCTGAAGCGACGTTGAATGTGCCGGTGCTGCCGTCGGGCATGGTCAGCTCGACCGTGTGCGTGCTCGACGAGCGCGCAGGCGATTCGAGCTGCTTCACCAGGGCTTCGAGCTGCGCGCGGGTCGCCTGCCAGCCTGCAGCGGCGCGCAAGCCCTCGGTCGACATGAAGCCCGCGCTCAACTTCGAGGCGCTGCCGTTGACCTCGTTCTGTTGCTTGAGGGTCGCGATCACGGTCTTGATCGCGCCGAGGTCGTCGACGCCGAGCGTGCCGGCCTTGAGGCGGTCGCGCAGTTGAAACTGCAGGTTCATGTCGACGGCGTTCTGGCCGGCGAGCTTCTCCTCGCGCGTGTTGCCGAGCACCGACTTCACCTCCTGGTTCGGCCCGATCACGCCAGGGCCTTGACCGCGGCGGTCGGCGTTCGGGTTGAGGGCGATGTTTTCGGCGATCTGTTGAAACTCCTTCGCCGCCCTGCCCGCCTTGCCGTAGCTGTCGACGGCCGCCTGGCCGAAGCCATCGACCGCTTCTTTGCTGCGGATCATTGCGTCTTCGGTCGCAAGCCACGACGGCGCGATTCCCTTATTGGCCGCGGTCGCATCGGCGGCCACGCGATTGAAGGCCTGGCGCAGTTGATCGGCGCTGGCCGTGCCGCTTTGCTTGAGCGTGTCGAAGGCCTCGCGCGAGCTGTTGGCGGCCTTCGTCAAAGCCTCGGCGCTCTGCAGGCCGAAGAAGCGCAGCGCCTCGGCCGCGCTCTGAATGCCGGGCTTCAGGTTTTCAATCTTCGCGCGCAGCTCCTCGGCCTTGACCGTCGCCTGGTCGAGCAAGCCATCGGCGACGCGGTTGCCGAGCTGCGCCCTCACGCTTTCGATCTGACCGCGAAGCGCGTCGAGGCTTTTGACGCTGTCGGCCGTGTCGATGCTTTTCGCGAGGCTCGACGTCAGCGCCAGGCCCACGTCGACGCCCTTCGTCTTCAGGGCCTCTAGGTGATCAATGATCGCCTGCGTGTCATTGATCGCGCTGCGCGAGGCCTGGCCGATGCCGCCGGCGAGCACGTCAAACTCCAGGCCCGTGCGGCGGATCGCCTCGCGTGCCGTGCCGTCGAAGACCGCGGCCAGGCGCTCGCCCTCACGAGCTGCGCCGCGGAATGCTTCACGCGCCTGGAATTCAAACTTCCCCAGGTCTTCGCCCTTGAGCGCGTCGGCCCATGCCTTTTGAAACTGCGTCGCGGTGAGCTTGCCGTCGGCCTGGAGCTTGTCGAGCACGGCGCCGGCGTCGCGAATGCCTGGAATGTTCGCCAGGTCGAAGTCCTTGCCGACCTTCGCGATCGCGTCGGCGGCGCTTTCGCCCTTGCCGCGCAGCTCGTCGAATTTGCCGATCAGGCCGGTCGACTCCTTCGACAGCTCGAATTGCTTGTCGCGGGCCGCCTGGAGCGCGATCGTCAGGTCGCGCTGTTGCTCGGCGGCGAGCTTCGAGGCGATTTCCTGGCGCTTCGTCGCGTCGTTCGCTTTCTCGATCGCTTCGCCATAGCCGGCCCACTTCGCCGCGGTTTCGCCGAGCCAGGTGCCGATCGACTTGGAATTCGCCAGGACGGCCAAGTAGACATTCAAGCGCAACAGGAAGCCGCCGAGGCTTGAGACGGCCGCAGAGGCTTTTTCTGCCCCTGAAGCCAGTACCCCCCCGGTCGCGGCGGCGGCGCTGCCTGCGGTCGCGCTGGCCCGCTGCGCGGCGGCGTTTGCGACGTGGGCGGCGGTGTTGGCCCCGACCGCGGTCGTGTTGGCCTGCACGGCCGTCGTCGCGGTCGCGGTGCTGGTCGCCCATCGCAGCACGTCGCCGGCCAGGCCGGCGATCTTGATCGCGGCCCAGGCCTTGCCCGCCATCGTCAGGGCCGACACCAGGCCGTCGAGGTTGTTCGCCAGGCCGTCGATCACCTTCGCGAGGTTGGCCGACGAAACCATTCCGTTGTCGCTCGCGCCGACGTAGAGCGACCATTGAGTCGACAGGTTTTGCAGCGCGCGGCCCACGGTCGCCGGCAGCTTGCCAAACTCCGATTGCACCGCGGCGGCCTGGCTCGTGAGCGCGCGGATCACCGCGTCAGTCGTGAGCGTGCCCTGGCCGGCGAGCTTGCGCAGCTCGCCCGTCGTGACGTTGAGGCCCTGCGCGAGCGCTTGCGCCAGGCGCGGCGCTTGCTCCATGACGGAGTTAAATTCTTCGCCGCGCAGGACGCCCGACTGCAGGCCCTGGATCAGTTGCGTGATCGCGGCCTTCGAGGCGTCAGCGCCCGAGCCCGACAGCGCGACGGCCTGGTTGATCGTCTCGGTGAGCCCGAGCGCCTGCTGCGTCGCGGCCAGGCTCGTGAGGCCCGCGTCGGTGCCCGCCTTCGTGATGCGGGCGAACAGGGTCGCGGTTTCTTCGAGCGAGGCATTCGTCGACAGTGCGACGGCCTGCACGCCCTTAAAACCTTGCTCGAATGCGGTGCCCTCGCCGGTCGCGAGCTTGATCCTGGCCTGCAGGTTTTTGAACTCGTCGGCGGTCTGCGCGACGTCTTTGATGAGGCCGCCGAACACGCCCCCGCCGATCGCGACGCTGGCGATCGTCTGCACCCGGCGCAGCTCATCCTGGACGCCCTTGACCGCGGTCGCGACGCTGTGCTGGTCGGTGACCTGTTTCTGTGTCGACGCGCCCGAGGCCGCGGCAGCGGCGGCGAACTTCGGCGCCAGCTCGGCGACGCGATCGCGCACCTGGCCGACACCGGCGGCCAGGTTGCGCTCGGCCTGCGCCAGGTTGTCGGTCGCCAGGCCGTGCGCCTGCAGGGCGTTGCTGGCCGCGCCGAGCGCGACGCTGTTGTCCTGGACGGCACCACGCAGCGCAAACGCGCCTTGCGCGGCGGCCTGGTAATCGCTCGCGAGCTTGCGCTCGGCGTTGCCCGCGCTGGTCGTCTGCGCCGCGGCGGCCTGGAGCGCGGCCTTCTTCTCGTCGAGGTTTGTCTTGAGGTCTTTGACGCTCTGCCGTAGCTGCGCGTTCGCTTGCTTGTACTCGTCGCTGCCCCTGGCCGCGCCGGTGAAGTCCTGGCGCAGCTTCGCGAGCGCCTGGCTCTGTTCGGTGAAGTCGGCGGTCGCCTGGTCGAGCTGCGTGCGCGCGGCGGCCTCGGCCTGCGCGAAGCGCTGCGCCGCGGCGGCGGCCTGCGGCATGGATTGCGCGAGCTGGTCGACCTTCGCGTCGGCCTGCGCCAGCTCGAAGGCTAGAGCATTGGACTCGTTCGTGAGCTGCTGGAATGTGGCGACCGCTTCGCGCTTCGCGCCGAGCTGCTGCAGCGCGTCGGCCGCCTCGTTCGCTTTTTGCTTGAGCGGCCCGTCGAGCGTGTTGCCCAATTCGCGCAGAGAAGCCTGGAGCGCGTCGACGTCTTCTTCGCCTTTGACGCCCGCCTCAATGTCATATCGAATTTTGGGATCAGCCACGCTCGTGAATCTCGTTCGGTGTTGTCAGTGAAGGGAAAGACGCCCCGGCGCGATCGCGCCAGGGCGTTGAGGGCCGAAGCCCGCCGCTTAGGCTGCAGGCGCGTCGAAGTCGACGATGAAGGGCTCGGTCTTGCCAGCCGGGATCACCGCGGTGCCTTCGAGCGTGATGCCGTTGAAGTCGTCGGCCAGGAAGTCGAAGCCGGTCGTCGAGCGCAGCGAAGCCTCGTACACCTCGGCCACCATCGGCGAGCCGTCGACCAGGTTGACGCCCACGAAGCGCAGTTGCGCACGGACTTGCACTTGCGTGCCGCCACGGATGCGCGTGCCCGACACGGCCAGCGCGGTGCCCACGACGGTGACGGTGTCACCTTGAGCGCACACGCCGGTCGACAAGAATTTGACTTCACCGCGGGCGTAGTCAATCTCATAGTCGGTGTCCTTCGTGAGCAACACGGAGCCCGGCGCCTTCGTCAGCGTGAAGCCGGTCGAGACGACCTGGCGCTTCGAGAGCGGCACCCACTTGTCGAGGTTCGCGATCACGGTGCCGGCGATCGAGCCAGCGCCTTGCGAGTAGCTTGCGAGCACGCCCTGGAACTGCAGCGCCATCGCCGACTTATCGGCCGCCGAGATCACGAGCTTGATCTTCGTGGGCTTCGCGAGCGGCACCGACGCGATCGCCTGGCCGTAGCTTTCATGACGCTTCGACGTCTTTTCCTTGACGTCGCTGTCGGGCGTCAGCTCGAAGCTGTCGGCGCCGAGCTTGTCGCCCCAGCCTGCATAGGCCTGCGTCGCGACGTTAAACATATTCAGTTGGACGGCGCCAGCGCCGAGGATCGCCTGCGCGGTTGCTTGAGTTGCCATGGAGAACTCCTAGAGAAAAAAAGTGATCGACACGGGCGGCCCTTAAAAGGCCCCCGGATCGCGGTATTCGAGCGTGAAGGAGCCCAACACGAGGCCGCCCCCCACGTCGATGTTTTCGAGCCGAAACACGACTTCGCCTTCGCTGTGATTGCTGACCAGGACGGTGCCGACGAGCCGCGGGAGTGCCGCCTTGAGCGCACGCTTCGCCGCGCGATAGTCACCATGCGAACCAAGTCGAGGCGACTGCGTCCGATTGATGACTCCCACGTTGTAGCGATACACGCGCGCCGCCGGCTTGCCCCCTGCCCCGTCGCCGACGTCCTCGAAGAAGACGATGCGATCGCCGTCGACCAGGTCGGATGCGCGCACCGGGTTGTCTAGGTGTTTGCAGCCGGCCAGCTCGGGCGCCGCGACCAGCGCCGCAAAGAGCGCTTCGCCGATCGCGAACGGTGCGCCTTGCGGCAGCGGGTCGACGGTGCTCATGAGGTCGACGCGGAGCCGAGCACCGCCTCCACTTCGAGCCCGTCGACGACGCGCTGCGGGTTGTCGAGCAATCGGAACGTCGTGCCCGTAGGCACGCCGGGCCAGTCTTCGAGCGCGACCAGGCGGTCGTCCACACGCACGTCGAGGCCCGCCGGGAAACGCGCGATGCGCGAGGCCGCCATGGCCCGCCCTTCGAGCGCCTGGTCGTCAGCGGTGCCGAGGATCGCGCGCAGCTCGACGTCGTCGACGCCATTGCGGCGGCGAGCAAAGAGCTGCGCGAAGTCGGCCCCGTAGAAGACCGCGACGAGGTCGGCGTGGTCGACGATCACGAGCGCAGCACCTCGGCGGTCGGCACGGCCAGCGCCGCCTCGGTCGCCTTCACGGCCGCGGCCACGTCAGCGTCGAGCTGCGCCTGCGTCGGCTTGTCGGCGCCCTTGTCGAGCTTGAGCTCGACCAGGACGCCGGCATGCACCAGCGGCGCCGCATGCTTGTCGGCCATGGACACGACAGAGCCCGGCTCGTGCCGGTCGCCGTCGTGTTTGACCGGCTGCAGGACGGTGTACTTTTTCAAGCTGCACCAGTGAACAGGAAGCCGGCGGTCGGGCCAGTGAAAACGGCCTGGTAGGCGTCCTCGACCGGGTAGTACCAGGTCGTCGTGTTCTCGTCGTAGTAGGCCTCCTCGGCGGTCGGGCCATCCTGGAGCTGGTAGGTGTAGCCAAAATTCGGCGAGCCCATGTCGGCCATGGAGGCCGGCGTGGCGAAGGCCAAAACGGCATTGGTGCCCCAGACGTCCACGAACGACGTGCCGTTATGGATCACGGCCTCGCCCTCGGCGATTTTCTCGATTTCAAACAGGCGCTGCAGTTGCTCGATCGTCGCCGGCGGGCGATCGCTGGCGGTGCTCAAGCGCGCTTGAATCTTCGGATGGTTGCGCAGTGCGGTGAGCGGCTTCGGGCCGAGGGCCAGCACGTTGGGCTTCTCGCCGGTCTGCGAGCGGATCGTTTCGCGTGCGGTGTTGACGTCGACGAAGGGATCGCTCGCCGGGTCGGTCCACTTGCTCGTGCCGCTCAATGCTGCTTTGTTGCTGGCCGCGTAGTTCGCGGCATTGCACGCCAGGACGGCGGCCTGGTTCTCGCGCTCCAAGGCCATGAGGTTGAGCACCTTGCGCACGGCGCCAGCGCCGAGGTCGATACCAGGGATGCCGTCGGCTTCGCGCTGCGTGGAGCGGTCCACAGAGCCCTCCAGGCGGTGCTCGACCAGCGAGAAGTTACCCGACGAGTAGCCGAACGACACGCGCTTCGTCGCGCCGCCAGGGCCGCGCACGGTGCTGATCAGCTTGAAGTCGTCCGGGCCGAAGGACAGGATGCGGCCGGCGGCCTTGCCGACGGACACATGGGGGAAAAGCAGGTCGGCGATCTTCGCCTTTTGGCTGCGATAGCCGCGTGCAACGGTCGTGAGGATCGGGTCGACGACGCGGGCTTGAGCGAGGTTGTTTTGTGCCATGAAGGGCTCCTAGAGTGTTTCGGGATGAGGTCGAGAACGCAGCGGTGCCGCGATCAGGGCGTCGGGATGCCGGTCGAGGGGACCAGGAGAATTTCGATCATTGCGCCGGCAGCGGCGCCGACTTCCATCGCGCGGCCGACGGGATGCTTCGCGCTGCCCGTCAGCGGCACGACGCGGCCGGTCGCGTCGACCATGAGAAAGTCGTCCAGGCCGACAGCGGCGCCGCATTCGACGACGGCGGTGCCTTGCACGTCGACGGTCGTCGGGTCACCGATCGCGGCGTCGAAGCGCGTGACGCCGAAGGCCTTCGCGCCGGCGGCGGGATAGGCACCGGCTTGCGTGACGAAGCGAGCGGTCGCGAGGGCTGCCGATGCGATCACCGTCAGCGAGAGGGTCGAGATATTTCCGGCCATGTGAGGCTCCTAGAGTGTGTTGCGAGAGGGTTGCGTGGTGCCTGGTCGCGCCGCTTACTTGGCGTGCCCGAGCTTCTTCATTGCGGCGACGAAGTCGATGCCTTCGTCGGCGGCCAGGGTCTGCGCCTCGGCGACTTTTTCGGCGGTCGTCTTCTCGGCCTGGTCGGCGGGCGCGTGCGCGCCGCTGGCGGCTTCAGGGCCGTCGGCCAGGTGCGCGGCAGCGGCGGCCGTGTGCGAGGCGCGCACCGCGGCATTCACGGCCAGGGCGGCCTCGCCGGCGGTCGTCTTGCCGTCGAAGGCCAGGGCCTCAACGAGCGCTTCGTGGCCAGGCACGACGGTCGCGCGCACGGCATTGATGCGGTCGCGTTCGGCGGCGGCGCCGGCGGCGGTGAATTCGGCCTGCAGGGCGGCGAAAAGTACGGAATGGCTCGCCTGGAGCGTTTCGCGTGTGAGAGCGTCGGACATTGGATTCCCTTGCGTGGTGGTTGCTGTTTCGTCTTCATTGCGCGCACCGGCGCCTGTCGACTTCTGGATCGGCCCGCGCCGGCTCGTGATCCGCGCCTTGCGGCGCGAGGCGAACTGGCTCGGGTCTGTAGCCATCTGTTCCACCAGCGCGTCGAGAGTGGCAACACCGTCCACCAGCCCCGCGTCGATGGCCTGCTGGCCGCGGAAAACACGGCCGTCGGCCATGTGCTCAAGAACTTGCTCGGAGGTCGCGCCGCGGTACTTCGCGACGTCGTCCACAAAGAGCGAATAGACATAGTCGACGTCGCTCTGCACGACGGCGCGCGATTCTTCCGACAGGGCCTCGCTGGAGGTCGCCAGGCGCTTGTACTTGCCCGCGGTGATGTGCTCCTCTTTCGTCGAGGCGTTCGGGCTGTAGTTTCGCGAGACGACGACGCCGATGCTGCCGACCTGGACGACTGGCCCGCTGATGTAGATCGCATTCGCCGCGGCACCGGACCAGTAGCCCGCGCTCGCGAGCTGGCCGTCGGAGTGCAAGACGATCGGCTTCTCTTTCGCCAGCTCGAAGATCGCCGCGGCGAATTCCGGGACGCCGAGCACGTTGCCGCCTGGCGTGTCCATGGCGAGCACCGTCGCACGCACGCGGGCGTCGACCGTTGCGCTTTCGAGTTGCTTCGTCAGGCTCTGCGTGCTGATCCCGCCCGAGACTTGCATGAACAAATTCGCCTTCGGTGCCATGACGCCCGAGGCGCGCAGCACCGCGATACCGCCGTCGGCGACGTTGTAGGCCTGTTGCTCGGCGTGCAGCGGGCGGCCGAGGCGGGCCTCGATCGCAGTGACGTCGATCTTCTCGCCGCGCACATGCGTCGCGTAGATCGCCTGCAGCTCGCGCAGCTTGTCGGGCTCGATCGCCCAGCACCCGGTCAATAGTTCGATCAGTGTCATGGTTTGTTTCCCTGTTGATTGGCGTCGTCGGCCTGGTCGTCGTCGGCCTGGTCGACCGCCGGCTTCGCGCCTGGTGCGGCTCCTGGAGCGGCTGCGCCGGCCTTCGGTGCAGGCAGGAGGTCGGCGGCCTTGAGGCGGTCTTGTTCCGACTTCTTCGCGTCAAACGTGTCATTGAAGTCGCTGCCGAAAAGCTCCCATTCGGCGCGCTCGCGTGTCATGAGGCGGGCGTCGACCGCGTCGACATAGGCCTTTACTTCGTCCTTCGGATTGATCGAGCCCATGGAGTCGCCAGGCCACGCGGCGCGCGTGTAGGCCCATCGCATGAGGGGATCGGTGAAGAAGCCAGGCGCAGCGATCCGGCCCCGTGCGACGGCCTCGGCGAGCCACGTCTCATAGACCGGCTGACAGAAGGACAGCGCGAGCCAGGTGCGAACACTGCGAAAGTAGACCCCGGCGTCCAGGAGCGCGGCCTTGCTCGCGCTGTAACTGGCGTTGAATTGCTTCACGAGCAATTCATAGGGCAGCCCGAGGGCCATGCCCATTTGCTTGATCACGGCCTGCGTGAAGGGCTCGAAGTTTGGATTCGGCCGCATCGGGTTGGCGGTCGTGATCTTCTCGCCTGGCGCCAGGCCGACGACGGCGGCCGGTCCCATCTCGATAGGGTTGTCGATCCCTCCCGCGTCCTCCTCGGCGCCGAAGACAGGCGCGGCCGATGCGGCAGGCGACTCGACGAAGACCGTGAAATACGCGGTGACGACCGCGGCCATGATTTCGGCCTCGGTGTAGCGGCTGATCTGCTTGATGCACTCGATGATCGGCGCCAGGTAGGGCACGCCGCGCGGCATGCCGGGCCGCAGCTTGCGGTAATGGTGAAGGATGCGGCGTCGGCCCGTCTTGCCGACGCGCTCGATCCAGGTGCCCTCGAAGGGCTTGCCGCCCTGGCCTGGCAGGATGCCGCCAGGATGCGACGTGTAGACATGGAACGCGACCGGCGCACCGCTCGCGTCGATCTTCACGCCGCCGGCGATCGTGGGCGTGTCGCTCGTGTTGCCAGGGTTGCCGATGCGATCGGCTTCGAGCACCTGCAGGCGCAGCGTGTAGGGCTGCGTCGCGGTCGCTTCGCCATCGGGCAGCATGGTCGCGCAGTCGCCCGACTCCAGCACCGCGCGCAAGATCAAAGCCTGTTGCTGGTAGAAGTTGAGGGTCTGCTCAATGTCCGACTCAGGCGAGTCGGCCCAGAGGCTGAATTCGTTGTGAACCTGGCGCTTCCATGCGAGCACCTGGTCGACGCTCCAGCCGAGCACCGCGCTGTTCGGTTGCGCGCTCAGCGCCAGGCCGGTGCCGACGACGCGGTCGATATTCGTCTGCACCGCGCCGACGGCGATCGGGCTCGTGCGCGACAGCTCGCGCGAGGCGCCGCGCTCCAGGCGCAGATAGGGCAGCGTGTCAGTGCGTGCGTCGCGCGGTGCCGAGCTGCGACGACGACCGCCGATCGCCGCGGGCGCGTTGCCGGCGCCGAGCTGCGCGCCCATGTCGGACAGGCCCGCCAGGACGCCGAGCTGCGCGCGAGCACGCTGTCGGTCGACTGCATGCACGGGCGCGACGAAGGCGATCGCGCGGTCGATGAGGGTTTGCTTGAACATGGAGGCTTAACGGATGTAGACGATGCGGCGAGCGCGGCTCGCTGCGGTCGAGAGAAAAGCGACTTCGTCCTGCAGCACCTTGATCGCGCCGCGAACTTGCTCCAGGTCGGCGCGCACCAGGCGGCGCGCTGTCGTGCCCTGGCCCACGGTGTACTCCTGCGCGCCGGTCGTGATCGCTTTCTCGGCGGCGAGGTAGTCAGTGAGGCGCGAGGTCGCGATCGCCAGGCGGTCGGCGTAGGAGGTCATGCAAACTTTCTTTGAAGGGTCTTCGCTGCGGCATAGAAGTCGCTCGCGAAGCCGTCGCGCACCGACGAGGCCGCGGCGCCGACGAAGTCGAGGCGAGGCGTGTAGGTCGGTGTCGCGGTGCTGAAGACGAAGATCGCGCGCACGCTGCGCTTCTGATTCTTTCCGGTGCGCCCGCCCTGGTGATCGCCGCGCTCCCACAGGCCGCGCGTGCGATTCTTGCCGACGGCCCCGACGAAGTATTTGCTCGACGATCCGCGGCCGAGCTGCGCGAGCACGCTGCGCACCTTCGTGCCCGAGACGTTGCCGTTTGCGTCCATGATCGAGCCCGACTGCGGATAGGCCCATTCACCAGGCTGGAGCAATCCCTTCGCACGCAGAGCGCGCTCGACGCCTTTCTCGCTGCGAATGCCGCCTTCGACCTCGGGCAGGAGATAGCTCGTCGGCCTGGCGCCGCCGTTGTCGCGATCCTTGACCGCGATCCGCGCGAATAGCTTGTCTTTCGTCGCGACCTCGATGCGGGTCGAGTTGAGCGTGTAGGCGACGGGCTTGTCGAAGGAGCTGCGCATTTGCGCGACGACGGCGAGCTGGCCGCGCTTTGCTGCCTTCGTGAGTGCGGTCGCCGTCGCATACGGCAGGACGCGCGCAGGCACGTCGCCGAGTTGCTGGATCACTGCGGCCAGGCTCGGGCCGCTGCGGCGAATCTCGAAGGACAAAGTCGGTCGCGCTTTCTTGAGAAAAAACCGCGACGGCCCGAAGACCGCCGCGGCGAAGATCGAACACGAGTCCGATCAAGGAGACACCTGGAGGGTGCGCCTCAATTCTCAGAAAAGAGCGGCCCGCCTGGCCGCGCAAAGTTGTCGCCGAACTAGGAGACAGTTTCGGCGTTGACGTGCCCGAGCTGGTCGTGATTGGCGACGAGCTGCAGCTTGTAGGCCGGCGTCGCCGGGCGCACCGCTGCGGCGGTGTTTGACTCGAAGGCGCGGGCGGCCGTATGGACACGCCGACGGAACGCGCTCAGCACGCGATAGAAGTGCGCCCGCCCAATGCCGACGCTATCCGCCGCGGCCTTGAGCGGCTTCACGCGGGCCAGGTAATAGAGGTCGAAAACCTGCTTGTCCAGGGCCTCGGGTTGGCATGTGTAGGCGATATGGAACGCCGCCAGTGCAGCCGCCGCGGGCGTGTCTTCTTCACTCGTGCGACGCAGGGCTCGCGTGCCGCCCTTGAGTCTCGACCTCGGCGCGACAGCGCTCGGCGCATAGAGTCTATGCACGCGGCACCAGGCGACCCAGGCTTCACAGAAGACGTCGAGGTCGCGATCCAGCTCGTCGAGCTGCGGCGCCTGGTCGTCTTCTGGCAGTGCGTGATCGGTCATCGAATACCCCTCGAAAGAATGCGGCGGCGTGGTGCCGGTGCGGTGTAGGGCCGCTGCGCGATCGCAGGCGGCGGCGGTGCGGCCGGCGGCTGTCCATACGTGTGGACGACTTCCGGCTGCGGTGTTTCTGCGATCGCGGCCTCGGTGCGCGCGGCGGCCTCGGCGGCCAGCTCGTCGGCGGCGACCTGGCGCTCGGCCTGGTCGTCGGCCGCGGCCAGCTCCAGCTCGGGCTCGGGCGGCGGCGCGAACAGGTCGCGCGTGAGCTGCGCAGGCACGAGCTTGTCGCGAAGGCGCTGCCAGTCGAGCGCGGCCCATCGGTGCAGCCCGAGCTGGTACGCGATAGCGAGGTTGTAGACCGACAGGTCTAACGGCTCATTGCGGGCGCCGGCGGGCTTGATCCATTCGCGGATCGTGCGGCCCTTCGCGTATCGGACGCGCGGCTGCTCGACGACCAGGCCCTCAAACCAGGCGTCGGGCAATTTGTCGTGAAAGTGCATCGAGCCCGAGCCGTCGACCAGGCCCATGCGGTTGAAAAGGTAGTCTTTCGCGACGTCGGTGCCGACCGTCCACAGCTCGACGCCGCCGGGCGTTTTGGTGCCGTTCCATTCCACGTCAACCCGCGACGGCGCGCTGCCCATGATTGGCCTGTTAGGTCGGTTGGCACCGTGCAGCACGATGCACCCGAACTGCTTGCGGCTTAATCCATAGTTGTAGACGTCCTGCGTGTTCGCGCCGCCGGCGTCGATGCCGTAAGCGCTGATCAGGATCGGCTTGCCGCCCGAGGCATGCGCGAGCGGCGTGCGGCGAATCTCGTCCAGGCGCTTCCATACGCTGCCCGCGGCCTCGGGCGGATCGGACGGCGAGCCGCGCAGCACCAGGTAATCGACGACCCAATGCTCGACACCTGGCCCCCAGGCCTCGATTTGCACCTCCAGGCGGTCGGCCTGCGTGTCGACCGCCATCGTGAGCACCAGCGCCCGATCAGGCACGACGCGCGGCGTGTAGGCCTCGGCGCGATCCTGGAGCTGCTTGCTTGTCGTGGTCGACTCACTGTTTTGATAGCTCAACCCGAGACGAGTGTTATAGAAAACCTGCATGCCCTCGTGATCGCCACGCGCGAGACGATCCTTCGCGCGAGCGTACTGACGCGCCAGGTCGAGCCAGGTGATCGCACCGACGGGCATGTAGAAGGCCGACATGGTGACGCTGATCGTCTCGCCGTCGCCGATCGACTTCGCGACCCATGTCGCACGGCCGCCCATTTCAACGTCGGGCAGCATGGTCGATTTATGGTGCTCCTCTATCTCAGCGCCGCACTCAGGACACACGAAGTAAGCGCGCTGCATGAAGCCGCTGTCGGGATCGCGGGCAAAGTGAAAGTTTTCGAGCACCAGCTCGTGAAGGTGGCCGCAGTGAGGGCACGGGACGTGATACGACTCTTGCGTGCCGAGGTCATAGAGCGCGTCGATCTTCGAGAAGCCCTTAACCGTCGGGCTCGACACTTCATAGAACTTCGCATTCCGAGCGAACTGCGTCGCGCGGGCCTCGGCCAGCTCGACCGGGTCGCCTTCGCCGTCGACGCTCGACAGCATGCGGTCGACCTCGTCAATGAAGATATAGCGCGCAGTGATTTCGGCGAGATTGGCCGCGGCGCCGGCGGTGTTGATATAGAGCGTCGAGTCGCCCCGAAAGTCTTTCGCTTGCGTCGTGTTGCGCTTGTCGCGGCTTTTCTCGACGGCGAACACCTCGCGCAACACGTCGACATTGCGGATCGCCTGCGACACGCGAGCGCTAAAGCGCTTCGCCAGGCCGTCGGTCGGTTGCAGCGCAAGGATATTCGCGGGCGCCTGGTGCGCGACGGCCGCGATCCAGTTGAGCGCGGTCTGCGTTTTGAACATCTGCGACGCGACCCTGGCGACGACGCGCTTGCATGGGTGACCAGGTGACAGCACCTGATGAATGCGCCGCGCGTAGGGCGTGCGTGAGAACTCGAAGGCGCCGCCGCCGGTCGGGCCGCTTTTGGGCAGCACCATGAAGCGCTCGGCCCACTGGTCGACGTGCAGCTCGGGATCGGGCCGAGCTGCAGCGATCGCAGCGCGAACGACGACGGCGAATTCTTCGTCGGGCGTCACTTCTGGCCCCGAGCTGCCAGGCGATCGGTCGCGCGCTGTTCCCAGGTGTCGAAGGCGCGGCGCAGCTCCTCGGCCAGGATGCGCTCGACCTCATTGACGTCGGCCAGGCCGATGACACGCGCGGCGGCCCGCTGCGGCACGTTGAAAGCCTGGTCGCGCAGCACGCGAAAAAGATCGAAGACGGTGCGCTCGGTCGTGGCGCGGTCGACCAGCTCGCCGACGGCCTTGCGATAGGCCAGCTCGGCCGTCTTCGCGTTGTAGACCCGCTCCTGCGCCTGCGCTTTCCTGAAGATCGCGCCGACGTCAGGCCCCTCGGGCGCCGCGGCCCCTCCTCCCCCGCCCTCTAGCACCGCCGCGCCAGGCGCCGGCGTGTCTTCTGGTGCCGAGGCCTCGGCGGGTTGCGGCCTGGCGTTGTCACCGTTGCGCGCCCTGCCCTGGTCGGTCGTGTCCTCGACCAGGCGATCGCTTCGCTCGAAGTCGACCAGCTCGCGCCCGTCGACCTGGACGAGCACCAGGCGGCCCTGCTTCTTCAGCTTCGTGACGTAGGGTTGCGACACCTTGCGGTGCGCCGCGTACTCGCCGAGCGAGCCCGTCGTCATGCGGCCCCCATCCTGGCGTCAATCTCGGCGACGACGCCGGCCAGCTCGTCGGCCCGGTGCTCGGGCCAGCCGATGCCCTCGACCAGCGACCAGCGCCCGCGGCCTGGCACGAGCTGGCGGGCCATGTCATAGGCGATCAAGCGATCGCGGTAGCTCCAGCGGTTTGCCTGGCCGGTCGGTTGCATCGGGTATTCGGCGACGGCGGCGACTGGCGAACGATCGACGGCCGTGACGCTGACCGGGACGGGCGGCGGCTCGGCCGTCGATCGTTCGACTGGCGTCGGCGTCGCCGCGACGGCCTGGCTCGGGCCGACTTTGAAGTAGGGAACGCTGCCGTAGGGCCGCCCGGTGACCGGGTTGACCGCGATAGGCTCGACGTCGGCGAATAGGTCGAGGTTCACGGCTTCGCCTCCCCTGGCGCGGTCAGGCCTGCCGCGCCGGTCATTTCCATGGCATAGACAGCGTCGCGGATCGCGGCGGCGATCCGGCGCTGCACCGCCGGGCTTTCACTGACCTCGGCGAGCGCCCGCTGCAGAAGCAAAATTTCACGCGCGGTCACTTCGCGCGCTCCAGCTCGGCGGCCAGGTCGACGCCAGGCAGGCCCGCCAGGGCCTCGATCGCGCCGCCCTGCACCCCTGCCCCCGCCCCGCCGCCGATCGCGTCGCCTGCGCCGCCCTGGCCCGCCTGGCGCACGCCCCGCTCGGCGACCGCTTCGTCCCAGGTCTGCCCGGTCGACAGGGTCGCGAGCTGCTTGCTCGACTTCTGCCAGCGCTGCACGATCGCGTCGACCAGCTCAGGCTCGGAGTCGCCGCACATGAGGCGGTGCGCGCCGATCGTCCACACGTCGCCAGGCCTGGCGATCGTCGCGGTCGGTGCCGCAGCGGCCTTGCGGGTCTTCGCCGCCGGCGCCGGCGCCGCGGCCAGGTCGTCGAGGTCGAGCAAGGCGGCCAGCTCTTTGGAGCTGAAGCCAGTGATCGACAGGTCGAAACTTTCGAGCTGCAGGTCGACGACCTCAGTGCCTAGAAGACCCATGTCCCACCCGGCCAGCTCGGGCAGTTTGTTGTCGGCGATCACGTAGGCGCGGCGCTGCGCCTCGCTCCAGCCCGAGGCGACGATCACCGGGACTTCGGGCATGCCGAGGCGCTGCGCGGCCAGGACGCGGGCATGCCCCGCGATGATCCCGTCGGCCTCGTCGACCAGCACCGGGATCGTGAAGCCCCATTCAATGAACGCCTTCACCAGAAGCGCGATTTGCTCCTCGGGATGCTTGCGCGTGTTGCGTGCATAGGGCACCAGGCGGTCGACCTGGCGCCGCTCGTGGCCGCCGTGAATCTTGATCGTCGTCATTTAACCGATGCTCCGATGCTTAACCAATCCGAAAACCCTGCGACTGGCGCTCGCGACGGGGCGGAATTACCCCGTCGGCTTTGTCGTCCGGGAGTACCTATAGGGGGGGTAAACCCGCAGCGGGTTACCCCGCCCCTCACTGCGTCACCCCCTGGTCGGCCTCGGCCATGAGCTGCAGGGCCTGGTCGATCGAGTACACAACACGGTCGGGCTTCTGCCCTGTCCATCCCTGCGCGAACAGCTCAGAGCGAGACAGGCTCGACAGGAACAGCGTGCCATGGATCGGGCGCACACCAGGCTCCTCTAGTCCACACACACGCACCAGGCCGAAGGCTTTGCGCAAGGCCTCGGCGTGCCTGGTCTTGCCTGATCCCTGCGGGCCATACACGAGCACCGATGCAGCCGTGCGCGGCAGGGCACCAGGACGGGCCGCCAGGGCGCGATCGACGAGGGGGGCGCTACCTACCCCGCGGGTCGAGGCTTCGGCGGCTCCTGCGCCCTGATTTCCGGTCTTCTTCTTCATTTCCTTTTTTCTTTCTAAAAAAAACAATGTGTTTG